GTCTACGGCCATAGTGAACGGTTATCATCTTTCCGCCTCCACCAAGTGCACTTGTTCCGGCTACGCTAGCTGCTCCAGTATCGTGAGCGATGTTTTTTAAGACGTTCATGAACAAGACATTCTTTGAGAATACTTGGTCGTGAACAACTTTGTCGTACACACGAAGTGCAGCCCCAGCCATATCTGTAACTGTTTGCATTTTATTTTTGTTTTTACGAAACTATTCTTTTTTTGAAAAGAGCAATTCGTAAAGCTGTTTAATTAGTATTTTCGCCAGATGCAATTTCCATTGCCTCTAACACAGCTGAAGGTTCCCTACTAACTGGCATCCCACCTGGGGTTTCAACATTTTTAACTTCTGGTTTGTTTTCCATACGGTTTTGTATTTCCCAATTAATAATTGCATCGCGATTCATTTCATTAAAGGCTTCTCGTGGGCTTAGGTATAATTTATCATTTTCCTCTTGCCACTTAACAATAGCAGCGTCATCATATTTCGGCTTACCTTTTGTTCCGTCCCATTCTTTTTCAAGTTGGGAAACCTCCTTTTTAATCGCTTGCATTTGAGCTTCTCTTTGTGCCTCCTCTTCCCTTTGTCGTTCTCGTTGCTCAAGTAGAGATTCTACCTGATCAATTGTAACGACTTCCGGTTCAACTTCCTTCGGCTGTTCTGGACTAAAGACATCTTTAAGCTTGTCTATAGTCTCACGCGATCGTTCCAGCTCTTCTTTTAACTCTTGAGCGGTTTTCTTGCTGGCCTCTCGCTCCTGCTTAAGCGCTTTATTTAGGTTTTCAACCTGTTCTTGCAACTTGGCAGGGTCCACTTTTACTTCTGGTTCAACTTCCTGAACCTCCGGTTTTACTTCTGGCGAAGCTACTACTTCTGGTGTTTCTGCTGGGGTAGATTCAGCTCCCGCACCTTCGGGTTTTTCTACTACCGCCTCTTCTTTTTTTTCTGTCATACTTTTTGTATTAATTTAACGTTGGTTGTTAACGCAGCCCGAAACGCTCTGCGTATTATTAATTAATTTTTATAATCTGGATTGTTTTTTCTAAATTGCTCATGTAATTTTTTTGCTCTATCGATGACTATTTTAGGGCCACTTTGTTTATATAGCCTTAAAAACTCTTTTGCCCTTTTATCATATGTATCCCTCCCAACAACAGTTCTTGATGGATAATATTTTCGCATCAAAGAATATACAGCCTGTCTATCGTTATCTGCCGCCTTTATTGAGTTCGGCATCACTTTCGACATTTTATCAGAGGTATAATTAACCCCCTTCTTAATGTCCTTTATAAAATTTTTAAAATCAATTCCCATACTATTGGTTGTATTGCTCTTCTGCAGAAATGTGTGCATCGAACAATTCTTTATTTTGTTGATATGCATCCATATTTTCCTGTATAAATGCATTATGTAAATCTAGATGTTCTGGCGTCCAGAGAGCTTTTGGCGTTAACGGCACTTCTTGTCCTGCTGCCATTTGCATGTTTTCTTGATCTGCATACTCTGCACTATCTTGTGGTCCGCCACCATCTGTTCTGTGACTCTCTCTCTGTTTAACCATTTCCTTTTTAAAATCCTCTTCTTGTTTTTTTTCAACCCTTGCAACAATATCTCCTATATTACTAAAATTAAACTGCTCTAATAGTGTTTGTGGATCTATTAAACCAGCTTCAGCAAGGCGCATTGTCCAATCTTTCCTATTTTCATCACTATAGCCGATTTCTGGAGCTATTGTTACCTTAACATTATCAGAGCCGTCAATTGTTATTGCTCCGGCCGTTTTGACACCGTTAGTCCCAACAAATTTAACCACCGCGTTGTCCTCAACTATTTCCTTTGTAGCCATTTGATAATCTGCAATCAATTCAAGGAAAAACTCACCAACCTCTTGTAAAATTAATTCAAGATTTTCAATTGGTTCTGCCACCGTACCAGCGTCTGCCGATTGCAAGGCTTCTATTCCTTTCCCCGATTGTAATGAACCAGCCGCTCTGCCCAAAGATGCTTCTCTAACTCCACCCAATTCTTCAATCCACCTCTCTAAACTTTCAATGAAGACAAACGGTGTCGACGGTAACGGTTGTAAGTCCATTTGTTTCGGCGGAACTTGACCTTTATAGTAAATCTTTTCTGCGCCCTTGTCCGTTATAGACGATACCTCAACTCCACGCTTAATTAAATACTTACCAGCAAGCATGCGTTGTATATATGACTCTACTTGTGATACGGTTTTGTCAAGGGACTTATTAACAGAAATTAAATCCTTTATCCATGGTTGATTAAAAATTGACTCATCATTTGTTTCCGGGGTGTAGGAAAAGAATGGATATCTACGATATTTCGGCTCATAAATTCTGGCAATATTATTACCAATAATTGTCAACACCTTTACGCGCACCCTTTCTCCATCAAACCATTTTAACCATAATTCCTTCACGACAGCGGTTTCAAGTGTTTTCCCATTATCTGACTGCGTATTCCCCTTTTCCAGCTCAAGTATGTTTTTGTAATCTGCTGCGGCCTTCCTGTTATCTGTAATATTTTTATCCTTTATTACGTAATCCTTATTACTAAGTAAATCTTCAACTGGTTTAACTGACGTCTTAAAAATAAAACGACAATCTTGTATAGTTTTTGCATATGGGTCTGGTATAATATCATAGCTAGATTCAGTCCACAAATCAACAACCTCTTTACCATCGCGCTTAATTATTCCTGCCTCCCAAAAACCAACAGAATATTTCATGCCATTTATAACAAGGCTTGTCATTTTCTTTTTAAGCTTTCTCGTTCTAAATAAGTTTTGTAGAATCTTGTTTTTCCATTCAGCCTCTTTATATGCCTCATCCGTGGTCGCATTCGGGTGCACCTCGAAGCGCGGCTGACTTCTTTTAATAAAATTTTTAATTCCACGCAACTGCGATCGTATTTTGTTTATTGTTCTCCGAACCTCGCCCTGCGCCGCTGGGATTGCCTGAATTTTATTTAGTGTTTTATTGTATGCTATCCAATGCTCACCACGAACAAATCGATCATTTAAATACCAATCTTTGTGTTGCTTTCTATAAAATTTTAAACTAGATTCATATAGTGAATTTATGTAATTCACGTGCTCCGGGTTTGTTTTTCCAACATCATTTAACCCCCTAATGTCACTTAATTTAATCATTTTCTTTATATTTTTCAGTTATTGCCTGTTCAAGCGCATAATATAATTCTGCGGTTAATGGGTGTATAACTGATATTTTATTATTCCCAACCTCTTTTACTGGAAACACTAATCTCATTCTAGCATCTTCCCCTAGTCGTGTGAATACTGCTATATTTCCAATGTACAGAGAGTCATCTAAAACACATGATGCAAATGCGACCAACCCCTTATCGGGAATAACTTTTTTAATTTTAACCTTCGATATTTTCATATTCTTCCTTAAGGCTGCGCATTAATACATTTTCATCGACACTACCCAAATCCTGCAGTTGTTCTACTGGCTGTGTTGGTGCCTTTGTAGCACCATCTTCTGGGAGTGTCTCCGCATATTCATTTATGTTTTTAGCGATTAATGACTTTGTAACCTCTCTTATTGTTTTTATTTTGTCCTCTGAAAAAAGTTTTATCATATAACTTATTAATACTAGGTATAATAAGTTACTTACTGCTATTATTATTACATCCATCTTCTGGTTTTATTGTTATAGCAACGTTTGATGTTAATAAAATACCAGCCGTTGCCACAGCATTAGTTAATTCGTTTTTAACACATTTTGCCGGATCTATAACCCCACTATTAAATAGGTTCTCATACTTATTCGATAGGGCGTTATATCCAAGCTTGCCATTATAAACCTTATCAATAATTGCATCCGCGGGCTCTCCGGCATTTTTTAGTATTTGCGCCAACGGAGCCCTCATTGTGTTTTTTACAATATTAAACCCAGCAATATACTCATCATTAAAATTTTCTTTGTTTTTCAATTCGACAAATTTACTTGCCCTTAGTAATGCTGTTCCGCCACCTTCCACGACCCCATCTTCTACGGCGGATTTTGTTGCATTTAGCGCATCCTCAATTCTGTATTTTTTTTCAGTTTGCTCCGTTTCAGACGCCCCACCAACTTTTATGTTAGCAACAGATCCATTCAACCTGCCGAGTCGCTTCTTTATATGATCTATTTTAAAAGTGTCCTTCTCATTTTTTAGCAGTGTTTTCGCCTCTTCTATTCTACTACCGACATCTCCATTTGCTCCAGTAATAATTGTATATTCTCTACCAACAATTACATTATCACACACTCCAGCATGCTCGACATTACCGTCTGAGAGTTTCACCGGCTCCTCATCACCTAAAACCGTTGCCCCAGTTGCGGCAGCTAAATCATAAAATAAATCTCTTTGATAATCACCGAATGAAGGCATTGCGACCGGTATACACGTAAATTTACCCAATAGGTGGTTTTGTGTTAAGAATGCCACAGCTGGCCCCTCTATAGCCCCGGCTATTAACAGCATTTTTCTCTTTCCGGCCTTTAACATGCTTTGAATAACCTCTATTAACTGGCTCTCCATGGTTATTTTATCCGTTGTTAAAATAACGATTGGATCATCTAGTTCTGATGTTAAATTCTTCCCGTTGTTTATAAAGAGGTGTGATGCGTATCCACGGTCAAGTTTTGTTCCCCTTACATATTCAACCTCTGTTTCAATCGAATTTGAATTAGTAACGGTGACTATCCCATGAATTCCGGTCTCATCTATAACCTTTGCGATCATCTCCCCTATTTCCTTATCATTGTTAGCTGATATTGTTGCTACTTGTTCTTTTTCCTCGTATGTTGTTATTGCTTTTTTATGCTTATCTACACCCTTAATTGCTTGTTGTAGGGCCGCCTCCATCCCACGTTTAATTAAAATGGGGTTCATTCCAGTGGCCACATATTTGTGTCCAGCATTTACTATATCACGTAAAAGAACGACAGTTGAAGTTGTTCCGTCCCCCGCTTCTCTGTTTGTGTTTTCTGCCGCCTCACGAGCCATCATTACCCCCATATTTTCTAGTTTATCTTCTAGAAAAACTTGCTGGGCGACAGTTACACCATCCTTTGTTATTGTTGGGAATGATGATTCCTCAAAAATAACATTCATACCGCGTGGTCCGAGTGTTGTTGCAACAGCGTCTGCTACAACGTTAACGCCTTTAACTATTTTATCTCTTGCATTTAAGCCAAAATTTACATCTTTATACATTGTTTTTATTATTCTTTATAATTTGTCGTTCCCAAAACATCGTCGACATCTAATATAAAGAAATCTTCACCTTTTAGTTTAAGTTTTAAAATTGCATATTTACCAAAAATTACGGTGTCCCCAACTTTATATTGCTCATTGTTGCTTTGTAACACCTCTCCGGTAATTAAACTTTTATCCTCGTCACTCTCCTCTATCGCCATATCCACAGCGAGGCCTGTGTTTTTATGTTTTTTAATTGCGAGTAAATTACTCTTTAGTTCTATCTTCATCTTCTACTTCTTTATTTTTAACATCCAGTATTTTAACAACTGGCACGACTTCTCCATTCTGCATAACAGAGTTAACTGGATAAAGCCTAACTCCATACTTATCCATTAGTGCTTCTAGTCTTTTTTCGAATTCTTGTTTTCTTTCTTTAAAATTATTCATACTATTTTAATCTACATCCCAAGGATCAATTGAGATTCTTGGTTTTGTTAATGATTCTATATCTTTTTGTATACGACTTTTTACCTCGCGTTGTATGCTCGGGTGATGTGGTCGCTCCATTAACAAATATCTTAATGAGTCGACT